TCCGTCGGCGCTGCCCCGATGATGAACTCGGTCAGCGTCTCATAGCCGACGTTCGCACCAAGCCCGGGCGCTGTCGCGGTCAGTTCGGTGCCGGCCGGCACAGTGACGCCGGCGGCGATGCTCTCGAAGATTGCGGTGCCGGTGGCAAACGTTGCGACCTTGCGGCCGATCGAGCCGTCGGCGTTCACCAGCCAGATTTCACCGTGGCGATCCAGCCATTCGGTTTCAGCGGTGTCGGGCAGAAGCTGCAGCGCGAGCCAATCGACATATTGCAGCGTGAGATGACAGAGCGCGCCCTGATTGTCGGAGAGCACGCGCAGCACGCTGTTGGGGATCGATGCATCGGCGCCCGGCAACGACGCGCGGATATAGTCGCGCACGACGCCGCGCACTTCCCGAAGCGTGGGTGTTGCCCAAGGCATATTTCAAATGTCCTGAAAGTGTTGGCTCAGCTTTCGATGATGCCGGCCCACAGCACCTGATAGCGAAGATCGACAGCGAGATCGGGGCCCCGGTACAAACGGATCAATGCCTGTATGCGCTCGCGCCCGACTTGCTCGACTTTGATGTCCATGCGCGACGCGATGCGCCGATCAATGAACGGCTGGATCGCCTCGCGAATGTAGTGATCGACGCGCGCGATCGTCGCGCCCTGTTCAGCGTTGGCGCCGGTGATCTTTTCCCGCTTGAGCAGCCACAGTCGCGTGCCGATCGGCCAGCCGTTCCAGATCGTTTCGGTTTCGTAGTCGCCCCACCAGCCCCGTCGATCGGTGGAGTCGGGATCGGGCAAGCGATCGTTGCGCGTCGCCAGCCGATCGGTGCCGAGCGCGACGATCACAGCGGTGGCCAGCGCCTCGCTGCTGTCGAGCGTGCCGTCGTCCTGCAACAGCCAGTCGACCGACACTTCGGTCTGATAGGGAAAGATACCCTGCTGAACTAGCCGGATGTCGGTCATGCGATCCGCGCCTCAAGCTCGGCGAGGCGCGCTTCCATCTTCGCAAGACGGGCTTCGAGCGCGTCAGCCTGCGCCTGCTTGCGCGCGACATACGCCTGCACATCAGGCGGAAGCTCAGCCGGCTCGCCGGCAACTGCAGGGTCCAACAGCGACGGCCCGCTGCTCGGCGTGCCGGTGCCCCAATCGCCGTTGCCGGGCTTGAGGCCATCCATCGCGATCACTTTCTTCATCACGTGGATGTCTTCGTCGAAATACTGCACGCCCTTGTGGCTGATGCTGCTCGCTTCGTTCTTGATGGTCTTGGCCTTGTGCTGCCATTCGTCCTTCTGCACGTCGTAATAGCCGACGACCTTGTCGCCGGCGCGAAACTCGATGCGGTTCTTGGTGCAGCGGATTTCGGTGTTGACCGTCTCGCCCTCGTGCTTGAAGTCTTCGTTTTTCTTCTTGATCTCGGAGACCTGCGCCGCCCATTGTTCGACGCTCAACGGCGGCTCGCCTCGCGCCGCTCGCGCCTCGTTGGTCTTTTGCTGCGACTTCTGGCGTTCCTGCTTTTTCTTCTCGACATGGCGCAGCGAGACCATGCGCTCCACTTTTTTCTTCTCGCCACCGCTGCCGCCGCTCTCGGCGTGCTGCGTCGCTGTCGCCCCACCGCCGCCGCTGCTGCTTTCCTCTTCGCTGTCGAGCGACAACAGGAACAGCCCGGTGCGGCGCATCAACGTCATCTGCCCGTTGTCGTCATACTGCGAATTCTCGCCCGGCTTGAGACCGAGCGGGCGGAAGCGGCGATCATCCATCATGGCGGCGATCGGATGCGAGCGGTTGCCGCCGATGAACGACATGATCGCTTCGGCGCTTTCCTCGATCTGTCCGTCCTTGCCTTTCTTCGCCGGCATCACGACGCTGGAAAAGCCATAGTTCTGCGGCGCCTCGACCTTGTCGCGCGTCTCGCCCTTCATGAAGTTGCCGGCCATCTCCTGCATCAGCGTGCCGTCGTCGACCTTGTCGACGATCGAGCGCGCGCCGCCGGCGCTGAAGGCGCGGAAGGATGTCATCAGTGGCGTGTAGCGATGCATGGCGTCCTCAAGCGCTGCTCAGTTGTTCGGGCGGCGGCTCGGCCACCTTGGCCGCCGATGGCGATGCCGGCGGCTTGGTGTCGGCTTTGGCTTCCTCGGGCGGTGCCGGGGCAGCCCCTACCCTAAAGTCGCTATGATCCTTGAGCAGTCGCGGCGACACCAGTTCGAGCGTCGTCAGCGTGCCGCTGTTGCTGTCCTGCGTGAACGTCGCGGTCTCGATCTTCAGCCCCATGTCGAGCATCGCCATCGGCGACTTGACTGCGATCAATGAGCCGGCGCGCCACAGCCCGCCGCCCGGCATCATCCAGCCCTGTACGGTGATGGTCGCGCGAATATCGGTGTACTCGTGCCAGACCGATTCATTCTTGGCGCGATCCTGAAGCTCGGCTTGCGTCTTGACCGGCTGTTCGGCCGGCGTGAGCAATGGGCTGTAGCGCAACGCGGTGCCGGCGATCCGCGCGCGCATCTCGGTCGCCTGCCGGCCGTGCTGGTCGTCACCCTGTGGCGGCTGCCCGTCGACGATATAGTCGGAGTGCATCTGCTCTTTGGAGATCGTCGCCTGACACTTCAGGATATTGTCGCCTTCGACAAGCTCGGCCGCGACGTTCGAATTGTGATTGTCGATCAACAGCAGATTGCCGAGATGATCGCTGCCCATCACGATCCCGCGCGGGCGCGCGATGCGCTCCAGAAAATTCCACAGGTTCTCGCCGTGCTCGACCTGCAGTTTCTCGAACGGCTCGGCGTTCAGCTTGCCGATCGTCTTCACGCCGACACCGAACGGCGCGATCACCTTGCGCGCAACTTCCTCGAACGTCTTGCCGTCGAAGTTGCCCTTCTCGTCGATGATGCTGCCGCGTGACGCATACCACGTCATGCCGACGCCCTGCAGCATGACGCCGTGCGCGTTGGCATCGTAGGATGCCTGCCGCAACAGGATCACGCCGGTGATCGCGAGGATGCCGCCGAGATAGATCGCGCATTCATCGCCCGGCTGGAATTGCAGTTTCTCCCACAGCGTCGCCGGGCGATCGCGCTCGGCTGCGGTGAAGCGAAACAGCGGGAAGGCTTCCGCCCAGCGGTGTTGCACGAACACCGATTCCCAATCGTAGAACCGGCGCCCGCGAACCACGAGCGTTGCTGTTTCTTCTGGCTTGATCGTCATGCCGACAAAGCCCAGCCGCTCGCTTTCATGAAGGCCGGATGCACGACCTTGTTCTCATCGCGCAGTTCATCGGCACGGCCGGCGTCGTCATAGAGCCGATGCGCTGCCACGAGCGTGGTCAGCGGCGCGGCAAACCGAAACATCAGCATGCGCGGCAACGGGCGCGCGGTCTCGATCAGGAAGCGCATGGTCGCGGCGTGCAGCCGCACCAGCGCCAGATAGGTCGCGCTGTCCATCGCATCGGCGGCGATCTCTTCGACCGTGGCGAACTCTTGGTTCACCCGCTGCCTGATCGCCTCGACGTCTTCCCGGCTGGTGAACGTCAGATCGGCGATGATGCGCGCGCCAGTGCCAAAGCAGAAGTTGATCAGCCCGTTCTTGATCAGCGTTGCGCCGAGCGTCACCGGCGTCTCGGCGGCAACGCCATCATAGATGCGAACGATGCCGGGGAGCTTGGCGCCAGCCTCGCGCGCCAGATCGAAACAATCCGCGAGCGGCTCGCCGATCTCATCGTTTTGCAGCAGCGCCTTCAGGTTGGCCAACAGTGAGCCGACAGCCGCACGCACGTCCGAGCCCGGGCGCCCGCGATCCGACACCGTCGACAACAGGATTTTCATCGCCCGTTCGACGATCGGCTCGGCTTCCTCTGCATCATGCTTGAACATCAGGGCGCCGCGCCGGCGTCGGTGGTCGCGCTCGCGCCCGGGCTCTGCTGAATGCCGCGCGTGAGAATGTCGACGTTGCGATCGCGCAGTTCCTGAAAATACTTAAGCATCTCATCGCGGCTGCTCGGGGCCGGCTGCTTTGGCGGCGCACCAAGCTCGACGAACGTCATGTCGAACACACAATGGCCGCCGGCGCGTTCTTCCTCGGTGAGCCGATAGCGCGGGCACATCACCAGCATCTCGTTGGTCATTGTGCCTCTGCCGGTCGGCAGTCTCAACGGCAGCGGTTCGCCGCTCGACAGCGCCGCCGACAGGATGTCGCGCGCGACGCGATAGTCGCGCTGCTTAAGCTGCGGACCATCGTTGCCGACGCGATCGTGCGGATACTGGATGCAGTAGCCGCGCACGGTGAACTCGAACGCGCGCCGTCCCATGTCTTCTGCGTAGGGCAGATTCTTTTTCGGGAATTCGTGCATCACGATGCGTCGGCCGTTCTCGATCGCGTTCGCCTCGCAATAGAAATAGGCGTCACCGATCTGCGCCTGCTGTAGCGCGGCGCGCCACGGGCTTTTGATTTTGCCTTCGCTGTCATAAGCCAGTTCGGTGATCAGCATGATTGCCTCAGATCGAAAGCTGTTCGTCGTCACCACCGCGACGCGGCGCTGATTGCGCCGGTTCCATCTGCGTCTGGCGATCGATCTCGGTTTTCTTGAACAGCCCGCCGCCTTCGGCTTCGACCTTGGTGCCACGCGGCGCCTTCACGTCGACGCTGAGCTTGCCGGTGCCGGTGACGCGGGTTTCGTTGCTGGCATTGCTATCGAGCACGCTGCGATCGAACGACGATTGCCCTTCGATCCCGCGCGCCATAGCTGAGCGAAACGCGCGCGAGCCCGCATAGGCGCCTTTCTGGCCGCCGCGCCCGCCCGCGATGTCGAGATGAATCTTGTTCGGGTCGCTCATGTAGCTGGCACCACCACCGATCACGCCGGCGCGCGCCGCTTCCTCGGTGAACTTCAACGCACGCGGATCATCCGGCCCGACGACGTTGCCCTTCTCGTCGAGCAGATTGAAGTCGCCGGCCTTGCCGAAGTTGTGCCGATGGCTGCCGGTGCGCGGGCCGTGCGGGTCTTGCCCGCCTGACGTGACACGCGCCGTCAATCCGGTTTGCGCTCCTGCATAATCGAGCGCGCTTCTCAGCCTTGGATCGAGCGCGAGCTTGCGAATCCCGGCAACCTTTCCCTGCGCTTCGTCGACGTGGCCTGTATCGCGTCCCGCAGCGCCGCCGCTCGCTGGCGTATCGCCCGCGCCCG